CCGTGCAGTCCTCAACATAGGCAATATGATTTGGAGTGGTAGCGAACCGGTATTCAATATCAACAGATATTTCAGGATAATATTTTTCAGGAGCCGATTCTGTGGTTACCGTAATTTTTTCGACAATAAGTTCTATAATGGCTCTTTTGGTTTCGAATGATAATTTTTCCGGATCAAGATTTTGACATTTATCAGTGAATTTTTTTAAAAGAGAAATAGCTTTTTCCTTATTTTGTTTTGTGGCAGCAGATTTTCTGCTGTCTATTTTCATTTTTAGGCGTTCCTGTAGTGTTGCTTCCTCTGTGGAAAGCTTTTCAAGCTGACACGATAAATCTGTTTCGGAAATAATTTTCTTTCGATACAGCTCAATTATGGACGCACGTTCTTCTGATAATTTTTTCAAACTTGCTTTGATTTGATCATGCTCTTTTTTTACTTCGTCTGCAAGTGATTGCTGTTCTTTTTCCGGATCCATGTTAAGGATTTTGTTTGGAGACTTTAATATTTTTATGCAGTCCTCTAATACAAGATGCTCAAGCCAGTCTGCTCTAACATTTTTCGATATACATTTTTCGGTGTTATGAGCCAGATATGAATTTTTTGCATTACATACGTAGTATGGGATTTTTTCACGTCCGCTGCCTGAATAAGCGGTACCCATATAAGTACGGCCGCAGTTACCGCATTTGATAATGCCCCGTAATAAGTATTCCCGAACGGCGTTTCTCATAGCTGTAATTTGATTTGTTTTTAGAGCTTCGTTAGCTTTTTCCCAGAGCTCATCGCTTACTATAGCTGGGACCGGCCTAAGTATTATTTTGCTGTTTTTGTTTGTAGCTCGTTTGCCGTATTTGTGGGTACCTTTATAGGTTGTTGATTTTATTATCGATAATACTCGGCTCGGATACCAAATGGACGAAGCATTCTTTTTACGTTTTCCGTTAATGCCGTTTAAATCATAACGGGTAGGGATATTCAGTGCATTTAAATAATCGGATATTTTTATTGCGGACATTTTTTGATTCCCTGATAAGTCAAAAATTAACTGAATAACATCGGCTTCAGATAAATTGCATCCTGGCATTATATCATCTGAAATCTGCAGCTGTTTATCAACAACATGATAACCAAATGGGACGATTCCTCCGAGCCAGTTGCCGAGTCTGGCGGCACGTTGGGAGCCGGCCCACATTCTGGATAAAATCGTGTCACGTTCTAATTCCGAGATCCCTGCTAACGAAGTAAGCATAAATCTACCGGTCGGGGTTTCGGTTTCTAAAGGTTCTGTCATACTGCGGATACTTACACCAAGTTCTTCAAGATCATGTACTGCGTTGAGAATTACACGTACTTTACGGCCAAGACGGTCGATTTTGTAAAAAAGGATTGTATCAAATTTTTTTTCTTTGGCATCTCTAAATAAACGGCTACCTTCCGGACGTGCTTCAACAGGTATTGTTCCGCTGATACCATCATCACAGTAATAGTCGAAAACTTCTAGCTGATAGAGATCCACATATTTAGCTGCGAATTCTTTTTGGATTTCGATTGTTCCACGTTCAGCTTGTTCTTCTGAGCTGACACGGCAATATACGGCTACAGGCATATATAACACTCCTTTTGAACATATGTTTGCATAGAGTGGGCTAAAATTTGCAGCCTATTAAGGGCTGCAAATTATTACTTCCAAACACTTATTGGTGTGGACTCTTGACTTGTTTTTTTCATCGTGCTGTAAAAAGACTCAGCTGGATAGTTTTTGTGTGGTATACTCAACTCGAAGTATTTGCATATTAGGAATGCTGATAAAGTACAATCTGAAATCATATCGATATCGTCTTTCGTTGGATTTGCTAGTTTATGACTTAAGTTATTTCTTAATTTGGTTAATTTAAGAATGTTATTTAAAATTTCCTTTGGAGGCATTGGTTTCCCATTAAGTGATGTGATTATAGGTAAGTATTTTGTTGAAATTGAACTAATACTTTCTCTATCAAAATTTTTGAAAAAATTTTTTGCTTGTTCATTTAATGGAGACTGGGAAGCAAATTCAGAAAAATATTTTTTTGCACTAAGTTCATAAGCGTTATGTGCTGCAACAATTGCATATCTGAAATCTTTTTGGCTACAGTATGCGAATGCATCCATTAGTAGCTTATAGACAATGTCTTCCGTTGTATTTTTTTGCATTGCAAAAATAATAATTTCCATGGTACCAGTGGCATCAAGAGAATTCTCTCTTAAAATAGGTAGTACATCTATTGACGTTTCAGGTGATTGTGGGTTCCTAATTGCAATCGCCATGAGAGAAGGAGTGGTCTGCTGAATTGGGTTACAGTGGAATGATTGTATAATATAATCCGGAAGAATTTCTTTTATAGAAATGGTTTGAATTCCATAACTTTTCAATGTTATTGTTTCAGTGATAGTTTTGGCTCCTAATAATAATAAGTGCGCTCCAGCTTGATTCGTGGTATCATTAAAAAGAGAGTATCTAAGAAGATTATAAAGATTGTCTAAACTATACAATTCTTTAGCTAAGAATGGAGCTTCAAATGTTGATTTAAATTCTTCTTTGCTTATTCTGTTTAGAAAATAATCAAGAAATATACCTTCGGGAAATTCGGAAAAGTTATTTATTTCCATATATATTGGTCCTTTCGGGAGGAATAAAATCATGTTGCTAACAAGAAATAAAATAGATCGATTAACCGCTTTATGGAACGCTGAAGCTATAGATCTAAAAACTGCATTAGAAGAAAATAACATAAGTATAGAAATAAATCAGGATGACTTGAAATATTTAATCATTAAGTTATGCGAACTAAGATTGGATCTTGACGATAGTATTTCTGATAATATAGATATATAATTGCAGCCCATGCGGGCTGCTTTTTATTTGTCTGTTTCTTTTAGTTGTTTTCTAACGTCTGTTTCTTTTAGTTGTTTTCTAACGTCTTTTTCTTGAAGTTCTTTATAATTGGTTTTTGATATAACTGTACGCCCTGTTTTTTTCTCCAGCGCCTTACGTGCATCACCGGCAATTTTACCGCCAGCTTTAGCTGCAGAGGAATTTTCTTTCATACCGTAAGCATCATGTGTTTTCGCTATCTCAGTGGTGGAAGCTTCACCAAGAGCGGAGAAAAGTAGTTCCAGGTCAGTCATATGATCTCTTAAATTCTCTGTAGGACGGTCAAGAGATTTTAGCTTTTTATATTCTGCCGGTGTGATTCCGAAGGTTGCTTTGCTAATTTCTGCGGTAAGGATAGCGTATTCTTTTCCTTCTTTGATTCCACGCTTTTTCCATTCATCGGTTAACGTATCTCGTATTGCTATGCCACGAATACGTTGTTCTATCCATTCATCGCTGTACCCTTTAGCTCTATAGGTATCACGAATTCGTTTTTGAGCCAGCTCCGGGTTTTCAATTTCGGCGATTCGTTCGCTACCTACCTGGGCAAGCCATTGTTTAAATGGTTCTGCTTTTGGAGATGGAATGGATTGAATAATGCGCAGCATATCTTTTGTATTAGCAACGTCTGTAAGGCGCATTTTGCCGTCTGCAGCTTGCATTTTCAACCTGTGACAATTTGTCACGGTTTCATTTCCTTCCGAAATCAAGCGTTGTTTTAGCTTTCTCCAATAGGCAGAGGGATCAACACTGTCTGTTAAAGCACCAACTACGTCAATAACAGAAAAATACCATTGCTGTTCTTCTTCGTTCCATACAGAACGTATTTGCTTAGATTGAAACAACTTTATGTTACTCATACTTTGCTACTCCTTGTTTATATAGAAACTTACTGTTTTAGCAAATGTTAAAATGAAAAGTAGTGATATTATTTTTTGTTAAATTTGGGGATAATATTCTTCTAAATTATTTTTCAAATTGTTTATTTTATGTAATAATTCTGGTAGTGTTTCATTTAGTAGTTTATTAGCATACCAATAGTGATTAGTTGCTAGTTGTGCTATTAGGTCAGAGTTAGTATTTTTTGGGATTACTTGGGCTTGTTTACTGATATCTTCTAATGCCTGTAAACTGTCGAAAAAACCTTTTAATTCTGAGTATGTAAGTATAATATCTGTTTTTAATATTTCATTGCTAATATATCCTAGATTTACGGCAAGACTTTCAAATACTGTAAAATAATTACTGCGAATTGGGAAAAATATAAATTCATATTTTAGTGGATCTTTGAGTTCAATATCTCCAAGCTCTTTCATTCTGGAATCAAAAAGAATCATTTTGGATTCCAAGTCAGCGATCAGAGATGTAACTATATTACGTCGAATAATAGTTTTGTTATTTGATCTTGTGTATGCCTCAAATAACACTTGGGAAAATAAAGCAATTCCAGAAGTTACAATAGCAGTTATGATTATTGCAGTAAGTTGGTTTGAATCCATAGTTTATATACCTCATATATAATTTAAAAACAATGTTTATTTTATTGATATGCAGAAATATATTTTTTATGTTTGCAGGAATTCGTATTTTGATAAAGGGCGTTGGGCAATTTAACTTAGGATTATAGATCTCTTTTGTTATACAGACTGGTAAAAACGATTGAAGGATAAAAAGTCCTTGCTGCCTACAAAGACGTTCATTAAATCCACCTTCATAGAGGTTTTCCTCAATTATTACAACTCGTTTACAATGTTATTACCGCCAGTATAAAGAGTAATCATTATACCTATTACCAAAGCTGTAAGCAGAGCATATTCTTGGCTCGATAGCGACTGCTTATATTTTATTGCCCGGTAAATACCTTTGGCACAAATAGCGCATAAAACACCGAAGAGAAAAATTGCAAATAAAATATTAATCATTGTTCTGTTTAGTTTTTTCTGTTATGATTGGGAGTTTTGTTGGTCGTTCTATTTTAGTTCCATCGTCAAATTCTACACTCATTACTTTTATCCCGAGGCGTAGTGTAGATGGATCTGTAGCAATGATTTTTTTATCGGTAGCATCAAATTCATTTAATTTAATATTGTTGGCCGAAATTGCTGTTGCTCCTGGGGACATATTAGGGAAATCATTTATTTTGTAAGAGGCAATTTCATTTTTTTGCTTATCACTAAATAAACAATATGCCGTAGCTCTAATTATGTTTTTCTCCGAGATGTTTTTTAACTGATAAGTTATATTTAGTGAATAGGAGGGGAATAACCCGTCGGTCACATGTTTTTTCCCTTTAACTAACGAGGTTTCTACAACTTTATAGATTTGTTCTTTTAGTGGGGCATCAATTTCTGCTAATTTTTCTTTTTCTGCTTTATCTGTTTCTATGATAAATTCTGTTAAATTAGTAATCTCTTTGAGTTTCCATTTACCATCATCTAATTTATTCATTTTGATTTTTAAATCAAAATCTTTGCCAATATTGCGACTATGCACTTTTAACACGATTATTGCAGAATCATTTTCTTGGCTGATAGTCGAAACATCTCTAATATCAAGATTTTTGATATTAGCTTTAGTTTCCATACCATTTATTACAGCAGTTTGGGTATCATCTTGACTAGATTGATTGGAAGTTTGAGAATTATCGTTTCCCTTTACAAACTCAAGTGTTTTGTGCTTGAATTCTGCGACTAAAGGGGGTTTCATCATTTGGACCATTCCTGCTAAAAAGGGATTAGATGAAAAATCTTCTCCAGTAATTTTACTCATTGCAACATACATATCATCGTAGCCTTTGTTATAAAGCGAGTCTAAGTCTACATGCTTTTCAAAAGTATTCACATCATGTTTTTGAATGGATTCTCGGATTATATTAATGGAGTAGGCAGGCGTTTTTATCCAATAAAAAAAGTAATAACAAATTCCTAAAATTGCGCAAACGAATAATCCAATAATAATTTTTTTGTCTTTCCCCATGAGTTTCATCCCCTTAAGTATGTGTAATCAGTGTAGTTGATTCTATTAAACTTCTTTTAGGAATTGTCCTGAAGTTATGTTGTAAATGCATTCTCCGTCAGAATCTGATAGTAAAATATTATCTTGAAAAAAAGAATATTGATTTGATGTCAAATAGCCTTTGTTGATAGTAAATCTTTTTTTTGTATGCAGATCATAAACAAATAATTTATTTGCATGTGTAGTTGAACTGTTACACAATTGCACAGCAGCATAACGTCCATCAGGTGAAAGACTGGTATTAAAAATATGGGCAGAAAAGGATCGTGAAAGGATACAATATCCTTCATGGTTTAAAACAATCAGTTTCCCCCCTTTTGCAGATGTACTACAATCTTCTAAAAGGAAAGTACCATTGTCTGTGACCCAACAATCAGCCATTTTTGTTACTTTAATATGTTTTATTATTATTTGAGATTTCCAGTTTAAAAGGCAACATTCAGTTGGATTTACAAAGATATAATAATGACCATTCGAGGAAACTTTAGCATATGTAGGATTAAAATCAATGTTAGAAAAGAAATCTATTACTTGTTTTGGAAAAGTCATTACATCTGCTGTCCTATTTAATAGAACATGAAAATTGGATGGATTACAAATGTCTGTAAAGTCATGGTTTATATTGTCAGAACTATTAGTAGTACTTTGTTTTTGGATTAGGTCCTTTTCAATTCGGTGTTCTTGAATTCGTTTGTTCAACATTATTGCTGCTCCATTTCCTGAACTGTCTGTTCATATTACAAAGCAATTTGACCAATTAATTCATTAAGTATTTCGTGAATGATTTTAGGGTCTGGCCTACGCTCCTTGATCAGCAGATTTAACTGTTCGGCATCAAGATTGTGGCTGTATGAGAGTAGGTGGATTGCAAATTCATTGGCTTCATTCTCCCGGCGGCAGGGGACATAGTAAGGTCTATTAGTGCTTAGATAGTAACCATATCCTGAGTGTAGACGTGCATGACCTATCTCATGACATAAAACTATTTGCTTTTGAAGCTCGGATAAATTCGAATTTAAAACGATACATTTTCTTCTTAGTGGGCGGATTAGAAAACCTCTAATTTCTGAAGGTAAATCCAACTCATAAATATCGAAGTTTAAACATTTGGCAAGCTGGTATGGATTTGCCGTATCATACTTTAGTATAAGATTTTCGACCCGCAATGATATATTGAACATGATTATTTAAGCGTAGACCTATTTTTTAGGTTTACGCTTATTTTTTTCTTTTGCTTGCCAGAACACAAATTCAAGAGCATTTTTTAATTTCTGTTTATCTTCTTCGTCCAGGTGATGTACTTCACCATCAAACATAACTTCGGTGTTTTCGAGAAATTTTGCAAGGTCTTTAGGTCGTTCTGGGTGATCGTTCGTAGATATTTTAGTTTCTGTAGCACTAAAATAATCGATTGGGACATTAAAGAAATCCGCAATTTTTTGTAATTTGTCTAATTTTGGTGTGTATTTTCCTTTTTTCCACTCCGATAAAGTGGATGATGCAACACCTGTTTCTTTGCTTACTTGTGCTGCCGTTTTTCCATATTTATCTAGTAGCTCTTGAAATTTTTCATACATAAATCTCACTCCTAAAACTAAGAAAGTCGAAAAATAAATATTGACATTTTCGATAAACCGAGTTAAGATTAACTAAACTAAGAAAACCGAATAATGAGCTCGGATAAACGAACCGAGGATGCGTTGTTAATTAATGTTATTATATCGGTTTTCCGAGATAATAACAAGAATAATTTGAGTTTCTTAAAGGGGGTGTCAAAATGTACGAGAAGTTTGCTGCTCTTTTATCTAAAAATGATGTAACTGCCTATCAGGTAAGTAAAGAAACAGGTATATCTACTTCTACATTAACAGAATGGAAGCAGGGGAAATATACACCGAAATTAGATAAATTAGTGAAAATTGCAGCATATTTTAATGTTCCAATTGAGTATTTTTTAGATGAAAGCGCGTGAGGTGATTGTTATGGAATCAAAATTTAATCAGCTATGTGTTTGGACAGCAACTACGTTAGACGGATATAGCAAAGAAGACCTTGAACAGTTTTTTAGGGATGAATTTAGTTGCAGAATAAAATTTGCCGAAGAAGTTGTTACTTTACCATGTTTAGAAAAAAATGAAGAAGGTGGAAGGCATGACCTGTTTTTCTACGTTCATGATGATGATATTGGTAGATTTGCTGTCAAGCGGCTTCCATATGGAATACGTTGGTGGGAAGACGTTCTTGGCAATGGTAACGGATATCAATATTCAGAAGATACCCTAAAAAAGTATCCAAAAACTTGGTAAAGCAGGATGAAAAAAGAAAGGAGTTTTAATTTGAAAACATATCATAAAGACTTTTGTGGTGTTACTGCTAGTGTTACAGATAAGGTCGATGGAACAGCTCGGTTGGTTGTATGTGATCAGTATGGGAAAAAGGTTAAAGATTCTATCCATAAAAACAGGGCTGCTGCACTGGCAGCCTGGCGTAGATTTTGTGCATAGACGATGAAAGGTTTGTAATGAAATATGGTGAGAGTTTAATGGAAAAACACATTGTAAGTAGAAGCGAGATTTCTGTCGAAAGACATTTTGACCACAGTTGTTCGCTGTCGTTAAATGCAGTAATGAAACTACTTCAAATGCTTGATAGAGATATAGAGAAAGGAGATGAAGAAAAATGTCCTGCCCCGTCTGTGGCAAAGAATTCGGCGGCGAAGAATACATCTTTATATGGGATGATCTTGAAAAACAGAGCGTCAGGATCTGTGGAAGTTCAAAATGCATTCAAGCTTTTAAATGCGAATTGAGAAGACGTCACCGCCATAAAAACGTTTCATCTAAAGAAATTTTATCATGAAGGAGGTCTAAAAATGGCAATTAATACAGCTAATCCTTATTTACAAGCTAGATTATTTAGCCAAATTGGACGCATTCAGGCTGCTCAAGAATTAGCTTTGGCAGAGAGTACTCTGAAAAATTATGAATTAGGTTTATCGCCGGTACCTGATTCAACGGTTTTAAGGATGTCTTATCTTTATCGTACACCGTGGTTAAGAGTTCAGCATTTGCAGAAAAATGTAGTTTTCTGCGATATTTTTGGACTGATTCCAGAAAGTCCAACATTAGCTTTTGGTGTACTGCAAATGCAAAAAGAAGTTAGCGATGTTGTTGGAGTTTTACCGGCAATAATTAGTGATGTTGTAAATCAATCAAGAGTAAGTTCGCATTTGATAAGTGAACTTAGAGAAGCAGCTGTTGCTTTGCTTAGTATTTTTGGGCGAGAAACAAAAAAAGAAACCGCCTGTGCTGGTACACAAACGGTTTCTAGGGGTTAGTAGACAATTATGTCTAAGGTCAAGTCAATTATAGCACATTATGCGATCTTTGCAAGAAGGAGGTTGCGTTGAAAAATTACTGTGATGTATGTTCTGCAGCTATTGAACCAGTTACCGAACTGAAAGTATGGAACGCAGAAGAGAAGAAGATTTATCGTTTCTGCAGTTTTGAATGTTTAAAAAAGATGCAGAAAAAGAGCAAAAAACGTAGGAGGTAGTTGTATGGCCAGGGATATAAAACAACGATGTGCCAGATGCGGAAAGGCTATATCTGATTGGCATTATGTCAATAATAAGCCTGTATGTATCGATGATCGTTTGTGTTATCGCCGGCCAAATAGAAAATATAGAAAGCAAAAATCTAAAAATAAGGTTTTGGCAAGAGTTAAATCTAGATATGGAGGTGAACTGTAATGAAATACCTTATTGCTTTGATTGGTGTTATTTTGGTGGTTTTAAGCATTGCCAATTCTGTTGATGCTGTCCAGCCTGAAGCGCAGGTAGAAGTAGTTTCTTATACTGTGCATCATGGAGACACTCTTTGGTCTATTGCTAACCATTATGCGCCGGAACATATCAAGGATATAAGAGAATTTATGTGGCAGATTTGCCAAGATGATCGCAACCAGAATTTGTTTAAAGCTGGTCGTCTTTTACAACCAGGAGACCATCTTTTAATACCGTTAAGTATAAAAAAATAGACGCCGTGTTAGGGACGCAGCGCCTATAAAGTGAAAAAACATAGAAACGATATGTTTCTGCCCAAGTTTTATTATAGCATATCGTTTCACTGTTTTCTATAATCATTATTTTAGAAAAAGGAGCAATGAAGTATGACTTATAAGACTTGTCCTAAGTGTGGGGCGAATTTAGACGCAGGAGAACGATGCGATTGTGAAGATGTGGAGCTGAGGTGTCAATATTGTGTTCATTGCTTGCCTATTGGCGAAGGTGATCATATTTGTTATAAAAATGGAGTTCCGGTTATCGTTTTGTCGGAATATGCTCCAACCGAAGATTATTTGTATTGTAGAAGAAAGGACAGATAAAAATGGCAAAACTGATTATGACTGTTGAGGAAATGCAAAATCGTAGTAAATGGCTGAAAATGCGTAAGGCTGGTATTGGTGGTAGCGAAGCTGCTGCAATCGTGGGGCTTAATCCGTGGAAGTCGGCTTTTCAACTTTGGATGGAAAAGACAGGGCAGGTTGAACCGGAAGATTTGAGCGATAACGAGTATGTTTATTGGGGCAATGTATTAGAGCAGGCTGTCGCTGATCGTTTTTGCGAGCTGACAGGAAAGAAGGTTCAGCGCCGGGGCATGCTGCAGGATGACGAATATCCGTATATGCTTGCCAGTGTTGACCGGATGGTAGTTGGTGAGAATGCAGGTCTTGAGTGTAAGACGACTAACGCCTTTAACAGTAAAGTTTGGGCTGATGATGAGCTGCCAGATAGTTATTACATCCAATGCCAATGGTACATGATGGTTACTGGTTGTGAGAAGTGGTATATCGCTGTATTGATTGGTGGAAATAAGTTTATATGGAAAGAAGTGCCACGTAATGCGGCCGACATTGAAGCGTTAAGAAAGGCTGCAGTTGATTTTTGGTCAATGGTAATCACTAATACTATGCCGCCTGTAGATGGAAGTAATGACTGCAGTAATGCTCTTGCTGATAAATTTCATGGAGAAAGTGGTAAAACTATTGATCTTCCGGCCACCGCTAAGGCGTGCATAGAGCGGCTACGGAGTATTAAAGAGAGTATCGGTAAACTTGAGGAACAAAAGAAGTTAAGTGAGAATGAATTGAAATCAATGTTAGGTGATGCTGAGGTTGGCATTATAGGTGAAGATAAGGTTACATGGAAAATCCAAGCGGGAAGAGTGACTGTTGACAGTAAACGATTGAAAGCAGAACAGCCTGCAATCTATGAATCATACAGCAAGATTGGAAATCCAATCAGAGTATTTAAAGTTGGTTAATTATAAAGGAGCGTGTTTAAAATGGCAAATACAAGCGGTGGGTTGTTATCTACAGTAAATAAATCTAATGAAAATAAAGATGTACAGAAAAAGAGCATTGCTTTAATTATGAACGAAATGCTTGATAGCAATGGTATTAAGGCAAGAATCAACGAATTGCTTGGCAAAAGATCTGCACAGTTTGCCGGTAGCTTAGTTAGTTTAGTAAATGCTGACGCAAATTTGCAAAAGGTGTTTGCACAAGCTCCGATGACTATTATTCAAGCTGGACTTAGAGCGGCAGCTTATGATTTGCCTGTCGATCCAGGTCTTGGATATGCATATATTGTTCCATTTAATAATACAGTTAAAGATAAAGATGGAAAAGAATTTAAACGTATGGAAGCTACTTTTATTATGGGTTATAAGGGTATGTATCAATTGGCCATGCGTACAGGTGTGTATAAGAAGTTAAATGTTGTTGATGTTCGTGAAGGGGAACTGAAAAAATATAATCGATTAACAGAAGATATCGAAATTAAATTTATTGAAAATGAAGATGAGCGTGAAGTTAAACCAATCATTGGGTATTGTGGATATTTTCGTTTGGTAAATGGTATGGAAAAAACTATTTATATGACGGTAAAAGCATTAGAAGCTCATGAATTGAAACACCGAAAAGGCAAATATATGGGCAAGGGATGGCGTGATGATAAAGATGCTATGTGTCGTAAAACCATTTTACGTAAATTGATTGGTAAGTGGGGTGTTATGAGTATTGACTATCAATCTGCATCCCCATCCATGATTGCTGCGGCTGAAGCGGTTGCAAAAGGACAGTTTGATGATGATGATATCCCAACAATAGAATCTACCGCTACGATTGAACAACTTTCTGATGAGCGCACAGTTGACTTGGAAACGGGCGAAATTGCTTTTGACGGGGATTTTACTGAGGACGAATTACAAGCTGCTCAAAGCGGAAGTGAGGATAAATAATATGGAATTAGAGATTTACCTGTTAGAGATGGAGTTGAGTGTATATGAGTAAAAAAGAAGCCGCTGTTACTTTAGCGTTTATCTTCTCTGCAGGTTTCCTATGGCAGCTTGGTTGTGCTTTGGCAGAGGTAGTAGTAGAGTGGCATATTTGGAGAGGCTGTGTGATATTTTGAATATATTTGATCCTGACAAGTATAACGAAATTATGTCTTGTAACGCAATATTACTAAAATGGCCGCTAGGGCAGGTAAGGAGAACTTTTTATAAATCAAGGCCTGCTGGCGGTGAAATACGACTAAGAAGGACAGGCGGTTGTAGAATAATTTGGCCTTGGCAGACATTTTCTGCTAGGTATAAGAAGAACGGCAGGAAACTGCTTAAACGGCGGATAAAGCTGCATCACCGCAGGATTGAAGGCGTTGTGGTTGAATGGTTTCCTTATCAAAAAGGAGTGAGTGTGCGATATGAATAAAGTTGTTTTAATGGGAAGATTGACTCGTGATCCGGATGTTAGATACACACAGACAGGCAAGGTAGTAACCCAGTTTACATTAGCGGTAGATCGACCGTTCAAGTCTGCCGACGGAAATAAGGAAGTTGACTTTGTGCCGGTAGTGGTTTGGGGTAAGATTGCTGAAATGATTGGTAATGGCTGTCATAAGGGGCATAGGTTGCTTGTAGACGGTCGGCTGCAGATCCGCAGTTATGATGCCAAGGACGGTACAAAACGCTGGGTAACGGAGATCATCGCTAATAGCGTGGAATTTATTGAGCGTAGGTCGGATACAGCGAAACCAACAGATGAAAAAAGTGAGATGGAAGCATTCGGGCAGGCCGTACCGTTTGATGAAGAAATACCGTTCTAGGAGGCGGAAATGCAATACGATTACGAAAGAGCAGCAGCGATAATCAATGCCTTTAGGGATTTGGTAATGGAAATAAAATCCATTGATAATGCTTGTCAGACAGAAATCAAAGAAGCTGATATGGCCTTTTGCGATATTCGTCATAAATGTGAGATTGATTATCCTAAAAACAGGAGCACACGGACCAAAATTTGCAGATTGATGAAGGAGTACAGCGTAAGGCGCCGGAACGCAAAAGAAACTCTTGAAGTTATAACGCCATTGGTACGATTTTTAGATAAAAATACTCATGCCAGTAATTTGATAGGTCAAATGGCAAACGAAACTCGCAAGGCCTTAGAAAACACCCGCAGAAGCAAAGTATATAAGGCGAGGGTGCTTCCTGAATTGTTTGAAGGAATGGAGCGATAAAAGTAATTATGCATATCAATATAAAAGCTATGCTAGCAATGATTAAAGATGAACCAGAGGACAAATATATACCAGTTTTAAAACCAGTTCTTGAGGCTCTATTAAACGAGAATAAGATGCTACGTAGGAAAAATAGCCAGCTCAGCCAATGAATGATAGTGCAGATAGCTGCAGAATCATTGCTGTTTCTGATGATTATTGTAAGTTGGTTAAATGGTATCAAGCGCAGATCGAATCTGATGGAAAGGGTGTAATGCGGTTCAAGCCAGGATCTCCGTTAGAATGGTTTTATCCTGCGGCATCTTTGGAACTGAATCGTTTAGACGCTTATGATCGTGGGATTTCTGATGAGTGGGTAAAGCTAAGTGTCTACGAAGATATTTTCGAGAGTAAAGATTATTATGTTGTTCGCTAAGCATTGGGATTGAAGGTGGCCTTATGGGTAATCGGATAATAAAAGAAAGTATATGCAGCAGCCCTACAATTGATCAACTCAGTTGGTTTGAAGAAGCGTTCTTCTATCGGCTAATAGTTAATTGTGATGATTATGGACGTATGGATGGAAGAATTCCTATTATTAAATCTAGGCTGTTTCCTTTGAAGGATATAACAAAAGCGACTGTTGATGATGCGTTAAATAAGTTATCGAAGGTAGGCTTGGTGGTTCGCTATGAAGCAAATGGGCAACCGTACTTGCAATTGGTAACTTGGGGTAAACACCAGCAGATTAGAACTCGTAAAAGTAAATATCCTGATCCACCTGATACAGCAAAGACGATTTTATCCACAGGTGTTGAGAAGTCAAACACTAACACTTGTAATCAAATGAAATCAAATGAAATCATTTGCCCGCCTAATCCAATCCAATCCAATACGAATACGAATCCAATACAATCCAATACAGTACTATATGAGTTAGTACTTAATACTGTAGGGAAAACCAAAGAGCAGTTAGTGTCTGACGCATTTGATGACTTTTGGGATTTATATCCAAAACAAACGGAAAAAGAAGTTGCTAAAGCTGCATTTCATTCTCTTGTTGATATTGGGATTTTTCCTGATGACATTGTTTCTGCTGTGCTGAAGTTAAAACGTGAAAAGGTAGGTACTCAGATTCGTTATTATAAAAAGCCGGCAGATTTTTTGAATTTTGATGTTATATCTAGATATCTGCCTAAGTATCTAAATAAATGTCCTATTTGTCAGTCTGCTGGGTTTGTCCCTGAAGAGGCAGGAAATGGTATGAAACAGTGTGAGTGTGCAGATAGGTACAATCATTTGGGGTGGCATTTTAAAGAATCTTAGGAGGGAGTGATATTTTTTATGGATAAAAAATTGATATATATTGCTCATCCCTTTGGTGGTGATGATGTAAATGTAAAAGCGTGTGAGGATCTCGTTCGGAAGCTGACGACTAATTGCAATAACTCTTATGTATTCATTTCGCCAGTACTTAATTTTGGTCATATGTATGTGGATGTTGATTATATCGATGGTGTAAATGTTTGTTTAGATCTGTTGAACGCTTGTGATGGATTATTACTTGCTAACGCTTGGCAAACATCCCGAGGATGTATGGCTGAGTATGCTTTTGCAAGGGCTAAGGGAATAACAATTTTTAGTCTAAAGGACTTTAACTTATGATTGATTACATCGTTTTATATACTTCATGTTTTGTCTTTACTGGTATATGTGTTGCCTTTGTTTATAAAGTCTTAACCAATAACAGGTTTTAGGTATACGCAAGATTACTTCACATTGGAGATGAACAGATTGGTAAAAAATAAAAAATATTCAAGGACCAGTTTAAAATATTGCGGTATTCCAATGGAAAAAGCATTGGACCAACATGGTTGCGATATAGTTCGTGATTTCTTTGGTAAAGTTCTCAAAGCTGCTACATTAGCTGCAGAGAATAATATACATATGGATGGTCAGGCAATTTCTAATTTAATGACAATGTATCGAAATAGGGTGATTTGATGAAAAAAGAACGCTATATGTCAAAAAACGAAATGTTAGATGCTATGAAGGTTGGTACATTCTCGGGAGAATTAGAAGCTATTGCTAATAGAACACCTGAATCGGAGTGGAGAAAGCGATTGCGATCTGCAGCAACTAATTGCCAAAAGGTGTTAGAAGAACGATTATTTTGCTTGGATAAGGATCAACTGCAGACTGTACAGCGCCGTCATAATCATAACAAAATGGTTTATGTGACCAGTGACGATAAGAGATATGTACCAACTGATAAGGAGAATCCTCAGGAGCTTGTGACAGTATCTATTGATGATTTATATACGGTAATAGATCATGCGTTTGAATCGTGTCATCTATGTACACAAGGTATTAAAGTTGCAGAGTGTCGATATCGTAAGTTATACCATCGGTTAGGTGTTCCGGTCGCAAGAGATAATCCTGCAGCTGGTCAATGTGAATTTATGTGGGAGGAAAAATAAAATGAATATTGATAAAAATAAGTTAGTATCAGCAAGAGAGAACGCCCTGATGAATCAATTTGAACTGTCGCAAGCCAGCAAGGTAGATTTAAGTCTTATAAGACGTTTGGAAAGCATTGGCGGTGTGACGCCGAAATCCATTGCCGAAAAACTCGCTATTGCATTAAGCACCCGGCTGGACGATATAACGACCAGCGAAGATATAGGGCAAGAATCTACTGTCGAAGGCGGTAATTTATCCGATGGCGGTGTTGCCGTTTCAGAGCAGAAAGCTTTTTTGTTGGTTAATACAAGAAGAAGCTTAGGCCAATCTCCGGCACCGAGGCTAATCAGAATTGATCAGATAACATCTATGAGTGTTGATTTTAAAGAGCCTAAAATTTGGGTGATTTATGAGACCGGCAGTAATGGAATGACCTCTACAGTAACAGAATATTTTAAATCATTTGATGATCGGGATACAGCATGGGCTTCTATTATGACCAAAATATCTGAAACTAATAATGTCATTAGGAGTGATGCGAATGGCTGCAATAACGCTGTTTGATCAGATTAATAAAGATAAAGTCATAAACTTTTGTGTTGAAAATGGCAAATGTTCAGATTGTGGTAATTGCTGCAGTAATTGTTTGCCATTAACTCAAGCTGAAATCAAAGTTATCAAAAAGCATATTAGGAAGAATCATATTCTTCCGGAGCATCATACTCCAGTATTGTCGGCAACTAATGCTGTTGATTGGGTTTGTCCATTTAGGGATGAGATAAATAAGCGTTGCAAAATATATGAAGTACGTCCGGCTATTTGCAAATTTTTCAAATGTGATGGCAAATTTGGGCAAACTAATGGTTTAGGCATAATGAAGTTAGTTGATGTTCGCAAAACTTTTTATCCAAATACGGTTTTAAATGATGATCATTATCAGAAAATTAGCAAGGTTATGTTGTTAATGGCCAGGAATTTTAGGTGAAATAGATATTGGAATTATTTAGAGCTGACAATGGAGTGTGATGATTAAAATGAAGAAATTAATTGTTTGCAGGGAGTGCGGTGAGCAGATTTTCTTTATTCGTACTCAAAGTGGTGCAAAAATGCCAGTCAATAAAGATCAGGTTGGGTATAATCTTGGCGGCAAAGATCGCATTGTAACGCCTAATGGTGAGATCATTGCGGTTACAATTACAGATCATCCAGAATCTGGCGTTGGGTATGTACCGCATTGGAGTACCTGCAGTGGAGCAAACAGAGCCCGCAAAGTATCACCGGTGCCGAAGAATAAAAAGAAAACCGTTCCAGAAGAAAGCTTATTTCAGGGAGTAGATTAAATGGGATGGGATAATTTACCGCCGCATCTAATGAAAAGAATACGTTCTGACAGTGTAACGCCTGCTTCGGCTTTACCATGTTGTGAACCGGTTATGAAGTATAAGAATAAAATTACGGAAGTAGACGGCATACGGTTTGACAGCGAAAAAGAAGCTGACTATTACTGGCAGTTACACTGGATGATGCGCGAAGGTACAGTAAAAGAGGTTGAACTACAGCCAAAATTTGTTTTACAGCCTGGTTATAAGAGGGAAGGTAAAAAGATAAGGCCGATTATTTATCGAGCTGATTTTAAGGTGACGGAAGCTGACGGGCATATATATTACGTTGATACAAAGGGTATGAAAACACCGGTATATCTATTGAAAAAGAAGATGCTGCTATATCGTTACCCAGATATTGACTTTCGGGAAGTCTGAAAGGCGGTGGAGTAGATGAAAAAACCTGAAATAAAGTACGTAGGCTGGTGCCATGAGTGCAAATACTTGGGTAGTTTTCACTGTGGTATTTGTCAAAGGGAAAATTTAAGCGTAAAAAATTTTGCTCGTCTATGCCTTGGCTTAGATATCATATCTCCTTTTGGTAGACCTTCTGAATTTATATCTAAGAACAAAAAACGTTGGGTAAGAATGTAGGAGTAAAAAATGAAATACTTAGACTATTGTTATTTGTGCATTAATAATAGAAAGGCCAGTGAGTTGAGCGAAAACCCAGAATGTAGTAACTGTATTCAGCTTACTGTTATGTCTATGCCAACTAAGTTTAAATCGCGTAGGATTACTTGGGCTGACAGAACGGAGCTAAAAAAATATGATAGCAATTAAAGAAATGGATATGCCTAAGAATTGCTTAAAGTGTCCTTTTATAGATGAAAGTGGGCAGTATTGTCAAGTTGATGGCAAAGCATTAGTGCCTAATATTCTTTGTATAGATATCGAGGGCGTACGAGAGAATTTTAAGGTTTTAGAAAGCGGTAGACATACAGATTGCCCATTAATTGAGATAAAGGGGTATGAAGAAACGGTAAAGTTTATTTCTTATGACGGCGCGTATCCAAACCTTTGTAGAGGAACTCTTGTTTTAGAGTTTGAAGGTGTGAGATATGAGATTGAGGATTGCTTATTGTCTGGTGGCAGAGTTTGGTTTGATGTTGATTGGAAGGAATACGTCGAAGAAGGTCTATGGAGCGTTGATGATGATAAGTTGCCAGAAATTCTTAAACCTTACGCTAAATACATTGAATGTTTAGTAAATGAAAACGTGCCACTTGGTTGTTGTGGCGGTTGCATATAAGGAGTGTAAAGAACAGTGAATAGCATGGATTTTATTTATTTACTAATGAATTGTGTCGTTACAGCATCTATTATTGTGGCTATAGCGTCAGCTCTTTGGTCTATATTGGTACGTCTGACTGACAGCAGTGACAGACATAGCCGCTTATATGTCATTACTCACATTATAGGGGCTATAACACTTATGTTATTTGGAATAGCATTGCTCACAGATAAGGGAGTGTAAAGAACAATGAAAAAACGTGAACTTTGCGGCATTTATTTCAGAGTAAAGCGAGATGGTAAGTATGAAAATATCTGCTTTACTGATATGACAGAAGAAGAACAAAAAAGAGCAATTTATGATTTTTCGCCAGAATCTCTGCGAAATATGTGTATGGTTTTGGCGGGAGTTGTCAGAAATTTAGGCGATATGTTTGATATTAGTGCTGAGAAAGGTGAAGAACAATGACTAAAGCAGAGCTAATAAAGGCAATAGAAACTTTATCTGACGATACAGAAATTTATATGATTGAAAACTACGAAGATCTTGATAGTTCAGATGAATATCGTTTGCATAGCGTCGCGGTCATTAGCAAAATGGATAGTAGCCCGATTATTTGTTTGAGGTGAAGAAAAATGACTAACGAAAAAATGGAACAGATTGTGAAACTTTTAAAGGATAGCGGCGAAGATTATATTTTGTGTTACCCCATAAAAATTGACGGTGAAGATGGTTGCGATGTTTGTAATAAATCTGCCAGTATTTCACAAATCAAAATGCTTGAATGTATTTTAAACTTTATAATCAGCACTGGTAAAGACAATGGTGTTGATGATATCACCGCTAGGGTGTATTTGCGTCAAACACTAGATAACATAATTGACTATGTGTATAGGGTTGGGTGAATAGATTATGGAATTGATAGCTAGGGAAGCTTTAAAATCAAAAATACAAAAAACATAGAAGAATTAGCAGATAAAACTGGATTTTTTGAGGGAATAAGAATGGGGTATGAAAGTGCTGTGCACTTTGTTGAACAAGCCCCTACAGTAGAAGAACGTAAGCGTGGGCATTGGATTGAACACCCTGAACACCCAATCGGTGATTGTAGCGTATGTGGTGAGCGTGTACCGATCTACAGCGGCAGTAAAAAATATAAAATCTGCCCTTACTGCGGGGCTATTATGGATGGTAAAGCTATATGTGATGATTGAAAGGTGTTGAGGATATGAGTAGGAGCAGAGAATTATTTCATTTTTGTGCGGCTATGGATGTTGAAAGTATTAAGCGACAGGGGCTTACGCTTGGAATGTGTCCTGTAGATACAAAGCGTGGAATTAGAATGATTAAAAAATGCCAGTGGCTAACAGTAAATTCTGATCCATTAAAACAGACGTGGGCAACAAGCCATGGGCTTAATTATAGCCGAACAGCTTATAGGCTACGCATAATAATTCCAGGAAAACATTTACGTAATTTGGTTGCAGCGGGAGAATTCGTAAAAACACTGCCAGTAGAAGCACGTTATTTTGTGGAAGATTGGCCAGGGTCAGAAGATTGGTACATATATAGGGGAGAGATTCTTCCGCAGTGGATAAAAGAAATCGAAAAGATGGAGGAGCATACAAAGAATGATTGAAGTAGGAGAGAATTTAGCACTATTAATTTATTTCGCAATTTGGTCGGAGGTAGTGAAAGGAGAAATTTCATTATGTCGTTTTTGTCTGTTTTAGGATTAATATTCATAGTATTAAAGTTGCTTGGTGTTATAACGTGGTCTTGGTGGATTGTTTTAGCACCGCTTTATTTTGGATTGGTACTGACAATTTTATTGTTTTTGGGTGTTACTGGCTGGGTATTTTTAAAAGGTGACAAATAATGAATAACAAAGCCTACTGCATACGAAGTAACAAATTTATAGAGAAATACTGTACTAACACTAACTGCGACCGGCACGAAAAAAATGAGCCAGTCAATGGCGGTAATCACCGGCAGTGGGTTAATTTTGACGAATGTAATGATTACAGAACTAAGGACGTTGAAATTATTTGTCGTATTGGAAACTGTCTTGATTGTTCTCCAGCAATAGCGGAATCCATATATGAAAAGGCTGATGAGCTAAGCTTAGAAACAAAATATTCTATGGAAAGAGTAACAAACGATATATGTAAAATTTATAGGGTGTATGGGTATGAATTCTTGATTGATATGACAGGCGATGCATATTTAGGAGTCATATATGATTTAAGTAATAAATAATGGAGGTGCAGCATGGCTAAAATAGATGGACCTTGTAAAAATTGTAATGAACGTCGTGCTGCTTGTTGGGATAAATGTGATAAATATAAATCTTATAAGGCTGCTGCTGAAAAGATTAAATTTGAAAGGCGAAGGTACGAACAAAAAGAAAGGGACCTTGCTATAGATATTAGTAGAGCTATTGGGCGCACAAGAAAACATCGATGATTAATTAAAAGAAAGGAGCGTGAAGATGTGACTTTAGAGTATAAAGTTGTTTATCAATATTCTAATGATCCAGAGTTACGGCAACACTCTGAAACTGTTTATGCTGTTGATCCTATTGACGCTATGAATAAAGTTGAAACTATGATTAATTCTAAGACAAAAGAATCATTTGAAATTATGGCTGTTATTTTGGATGGAAGAGTAATTAAGTAAATTGATAGTTTGGGATGTAGAGATGGGAACATGTCTAAGGTCAATACATGTTTTCGGAGGGAAAATATATATGAGCATTATCAGCCGGAAGACCCTGAATATAATAAATAAAAAATATAGGCAAAGAAATTCTATCGAACAGGCTGTGTGGAGAACAAAACTAGAACGGCTGGACCGAGGTTCTTATACTGGTAATATCGGTTACTCGCAGCCTGATCCTACTGGTAATGCTGCTATTAGAAATGCAGAAGAAGTTTTGAAAGTAGAGATAACCAATGAACATGGATTTATAGTGACCATAGATTATCCTGAACGCTGGTTGAAGGTGATGGATACAATAATATATCATTACCAACAAAATGACGATGATCGGCATCAAAAGACACAGGAAATAGTTATGCGGCGGTATTTTAAAGGGGAGTCGCCAGATGTAACTGCTGGTTTGCTGGGTATCGGAAGGACAACTTATTTTGAACTATTAGACAAATTTTTGGCTGATACAGCAGCTGTTGCATTCCATGAAGGAGTATTGGAGCTCCCAATAAAATTGATTGACTTTAAATACGAGAAGTAAAGAAGTAAGTTTACAATAATTTCACAATTAGTCCCGGACTTTTTATCTTTTACACCGTGGTAAAATAATAGTGTAAAATTTTATAAAAAGTAAAAAAGCCGGGCGGACCACAAAAGAGTGAATCCGTTCCGGCTTTTTATATGTCATAATTGTCGATTTTTTAGGAGATAAGAAATGAAAGAGATTGCAATACATTGTGCCTATGACGAGCTTAAAAGTATAGCTGAAGTTGTAGCCAATCCCAGAAATCCGAATACGCATCCGGAAAAGCAATTGAAGCTTTTAGCAAAGATAATAGAAGCTCATGGATGGCGGGCACCAATTACTGTTTCAAAACGAAGTGGTTTTGTGATTCGTGGTCATGGCAGATTAGCTGCAGCTCAATTACTTGGTTGCGAAACTGTGCCGGTGGATCTGCAGGATTATAAAAATGATGCCGAGGAATGGGCGGACATGATTGCTGATAACCGCATTGCAGAGCTTTCGGAGATTGATCAGGATGAGTTAATGCAATTGGTTGTTGACCTGGACAGTATGGATTATGACACAGGGCTGTTAGGTTATTCTGATAAATCAGTTGCGGAGATGTTGGCTGAATATGCTAAACAGGACATCAAGGAAGATGATTTTGATGTCGATTCTGCTTTAGATGAAATTGTTGCTACGCAGAGTAAGCTTGGCGACATTTACCAGCTTGGTCAGCATCGATTAATGTGCGGGGACAGTACAAGCGAAGTTGACGTGCTGAAGCTTATGGACGGCGGACTTGCTGACATGGTATTTACAGACCCGCCGTATAATGTAGATTACCAAGGCGGGACCGATGAAAAACTAAAAATCCAAAACGATAATATGCCGACAGAAGAATTCAACGAGTTCTTGCTGGCAGTCATGAAGAACTTATTGAAAGTCACAGCGCCTGGCGGTGCGATTTATGTTTGTCATGCCGATAGCGCCGGGAGTGATTTCCGAGGCGCAATGACAAAGGCTGGTTGGTCGTTAAGGCAATGCCTTATTTGGGCAAAAAATCAGTTCACACTGGGGCGCCAAGACTATCAATGGCAGCATGAACCTATTTTATACGGATGGAAGCCTGATGCTGGCCACAATTTTTACGGCGGACGGAGACAGAGCACCGTTATCCCTTCGCTGTTTCCGGTGACAGTTACTGAAGATGCCGATGGCAAGAAGTTGGTAACATTTAACTTTGGTATCGGTCAGGTAGTATTAAAGGTACCAGAATATATTGTTGTCGATACGGAGGATGCTGCTACCGTAGTCCATGTCGAAAAACCGGCCCGGAACGGAGAACATCCAACAATGAAGCCGTTAGCCTTGTGCGCTAAATTTATCGCCAATTCTAGCCTTGAAGGACAGTCGGTAATAGATTTGTTCGGCGGCAGTGGAAGCACGATGATGGCTGCTGAGCAGATCGGCAGAAAATGCTATACAATGGAGCTTGATCCAAGATACTGTGACGTGATTATCAGGCGTTACGAAGAAATGACCGGGAACAAAGCAGTAAAAGTAAATAAGTGATTTTCACTTATCCTCTCAATAAGCACATTTGCTAATTGGGGGGTAAGTCAGCCAATGAAAAAAGAGCCAGGCGTTGGAGCGCCTGACTCTTAGGCTGGAAAACCTCTCCCAGCGTAGGGAGATAGCACCAAGTCTGTGGCCACAGTTTTACAGTTGCTATCTCAACTAATAATTATAATCTAACTGGGGTGAGAAAACAATGGAAAAAGAAACGAATGTTTGCAAAAATGATGCTTTACGGAGGGCTTTGTGGCGGCGTGCTACTGGTTATGAAGTAGAAGAAACAGAAATAATTGCTTCAAAGGATGGAAGACCGCCGAAAATAAAGAAACGTAAACGTCATATACCTCCAAGTTTGGAGGCTGCTCGAGAGTATCAACGACTTTATGGGAAGTTAGGGCCTATAGAGGAATAAAATTTAAGATTAATACAAAAGCACTCATAGTAAAATGAGTGCTTTTGTTATACATATAGAAAAAGGAAGGTGGCGGTTGATGCCTAAAGCGAGAAGTCCTGAACGTGATCGGGCATATGAAATATATAAAGAGAGTAATGGCCTTATTACATTGAGGGAAATCGCATCACGGCTGGGCGTACCTGAAAAGAGTGTTTCTGGGTGGAAATGCAAAGATAGTTGGGATAAAAAAATTAATGGAGTACTCCAATCGAATATTCGGAGTACTCCGAAGAGAAAAAATGTCGCTAAAAAAATCATTGAAGATGTTGAAAATAACGAAGAACTGAATGATAGAGAACGACTTTTTATTTTGGCATATTTGGAAACGCATAATGCTAAAATATCATGTTTACGAGCTGGCTATGACGTCCAAGAACGTTATGCACGTCAACTTGGATATAAGATATTAAACAGACATAGAGTGAAACTAGAAATTGAAAGATTAAAGAAAATTCGTAATGAAGCGATGTTTTTATCGTCAGAAGATGTGCTTGAAAAGTATATGCAAATTGCATTTGCTGATATTACTGATTTTATCGAATTATCTGGCTCTGGTGAATGCGTTAATATAAAAAGCCTTCATAAATTGGATGGTGGAGTTATTGAAAGTATAAAGAATGATAAATTTGGGATTTCACTTAAACTTTCAAACCGGAATAAGGCACTTGCTTTTTTGGCCAAGTATTTTGAAATGAATCCTATGGATAAACACCGTAAGGAATATGATAATAAGCGTTTAGAGTTAGAGCGTGTAAAACGTGATGATTCAAATGGACAGCAATCGAATGGAAGTGAAGGTCCTTCGGTTGTTTTTTATTTACCGGATAATGGTAGAGGCGATAATAATGGTGGTGTGAAAAATGATTAATGAAGCACCTAAAATTATTAGACCACAAGTAGGGCCACAAGAACTGTTTTTATCAACCCCAGCTGATATTGCTTTCTATGGAGGTGCTGCCGGTGGAGGGAAAACATATGCTTTGTTGTTAGAATCACTTAGACATACAAATAAAGGTGGATTTGGTGCAACTATATTTCGTAGAAATAGCAATCAGATAAAAAATGAAGGCGGTTTATGGGATACAGCAAAAGGGTTATATGTTCCGATTGGCGGCATACCTGTGGAAAATCCACAACCTAGATTTAGATTTAAATCTGGATCAAAAATATCTTTCGCTCACTTGCAACTTGAACGAGATAAATTTGCATATCAAGGTGCTCAGATTCCTTTGATTGGGTTTGATGAAATTACACATTTTACATCAGGCCAATTTTGGTACATGTTATCACGGAATCGTTCTACATGTGGTGTGAAACCATACATCCGTGGAACGACCAATCCTGATGCTGATAGTTGGGTAGCTCCGTTTATTCAATGGTATTGGGATGCCGATACTGGTTATCCAATCCCAGAGAGAAGCGGAGTGATTCGCTATTTTACTAGGTTAGGCGATGAAATCATTTGGGGGGATACACCGGAGGCTGTTATGGCTCATTCCCCTGAGATTATCAGAGAACAGGTCAAGAGTTTCACTTTTATTGCAAGTAAACTGACAGACAATAAAATTTTGATGGAAAAAGATCCAGGCTATTTGGGTAATCTTAGAGCTCTTGGAGCCGTAGAGCGCGAAAGGCTGGAGCATGGAAATTGGAAGATACGGCCGGCGGCTGGCCTGTATTTCAAACGTTCTTCTGTTCAGATTGTTGATGCTATACCGAGCAATGTCATTGCTTGGGTGCGATCATGGGATTTAGCTGCTACGATTCCGTCACCAATTAATCCTGATCCTGATGCAACGGCGGGGGTATTAATGGGTAAAACAGATAATGGGCTTTATATTGTTGCCGATGTAAAACGTGTTCAGTTAGCAGCTGCCGGAGTACGCAATATAACAAGGAATACAGGGGTTATTGACCGTGCCAAATTAGGTTTTGTATATATTACGGTGCCACAAGATCCAGGGCAAGCTGGCAAAGAACAAGCCGAAAGTTATATTAAGCATTTTACAGGATTTGCTGTTGATACTGTTCGGCCAAGCGGCAATAAGATTACACGTTCAGAGCCATTTTCAGCTCAATGGCAGGCTGGTAACGTATTGGTTCTTGCAGCTGACTGGAACGAAATGTATTTTTCGGAACTGGAAGCGTTTCCGGAGTCCGCACATGATGACATGGTTGATGCATCTAGCGATGCTTTTAATAAATTGCAGAGCATTAGTCCGTGGGGAGGTTTAACAAGCTAATGGTCAAAAACAATAGTAAAAAGAAGTCTGTTGATAGAACAGATGGATTTTTTAATACTTTTATTAGCCGAGGTGCGCGGCAATATACTAGAGATAATAGTTTCTTTTTGGAAGAACCTTTAACCTACCAATTTTTAGAAGGTATTTGGTCAAACAGGTTGGCTCAGAGAATATCGAGTTTGCCAGCAGAAGCTGCCTTGAAAAATGGTTATAAAATTGAGGGAGACAAAGATAACCTTATCATTCAATATCTTGATGAAAGGCTTGCTGAATCTATTTTGGCAGAAGCTTTAACATGGGCTCGTCACTTTGGCCGTAGTTGTATTTTTATGATTATGGATGACGGCGGGACTGAAGAGGAACCAGTAAATTGGGCTCGTCTTAGATCAATAAAATCAATGGAAGTATATGATGCGCAAAGCATTATTGAGGATTTTAGTGGGTATTTGATTAATGATGATCCAACTGATAAGCAGTTTGGCAAACCAGAATGGTATCAGATAACGCCGCCATTGAGTGGTAGACCTCTTTATATCCATCACAGTCGATTGTTAATATTTGATGGTGACTTGTTGCCGAAAAATTTGCGGATTAGTCGTAATGGTTGCGGTATGAGTTGTCTTGAAGGTCTTATAAAAGGAATATATAGATGTGATACAGCTCAGGCGACAGCATTACATGCACTCGAACGCATGAGCACATCTCTTACAAAACTAAACGAATTAGGATCTAAATTAGCTACTCCGCATGGTGAAGAAGAGGTGCAGCGGCGTTTGGATTTAATTGATATGGCACGTAATATTTTAAATACTATTGCTTTATCTACGGATGATGAATATCAGGTTTTTAATGTACCGATGTCAGGAATTCCAGATGTCTTGGACAACTTTGGACAGTATATTTGTGCAATGACAGGTATTCCTTTTACAGTGTTGTTTGGACGTGCGCCAGCTGGGTTAAATAGTACAGGCCGTGGAGATTTAGAAAATTACTACAATGATGTCGTTGGTAAAGTTCAAAGGCGCCAGTTAAAACCTCAACTGGAAAAGTTAATAAAAACAGTTCAACTGTGTAAGGACGGACCAACTGGTGGAAGGGAACTTGAAAACTGGACTATTAAATTTAATCCACTATGGATACCAACTGAAAAAGAGATCGCAGAAACAAATAAATTAAATGCCGAGTGCGTAAAAGCTGAAATAGATACGATTAATTCTTTGATGGAAGCTCAGCTGCTCGATTCAAGCGAAGTACGGCCATATTTAGCAGAAAAATATGATTTGCCGATTAAGGGTAGTCTGTTGAATTTGAGTGATGATGATGAAACAGAATAATCAAATTAGATTTCTGCAACCGACAGTTAAAATTTTATATCCCGAAAGCTCAGAGCGTGAATATTATCGTTTGCTGAGAGCCATGGTCAGAATGTTGAATAAGTTATCTTTAGAAAATATTGAAACATTGAAAGATGTATTAAGGTATGATTCTACTGATAGTGAACGTATATCAGGCAAAGTGCTAGAAGAACTTGAAGTTAGTGGCGTAAAGGACGAAGTTATATCTGGTATTAAACGGGTCATGAAAGGTGTAGATAATACTGCGAAAGATAATTTAAGCCGCAGTTTTAGAAACTGCCTGCAGGTAGATGTATTTATAAATGATACAGGATTACTTGAATCTGTAACATCTGAATGGTATTCTCAGCAATCTCAACATGTAAACAGTATTGTCAGCACTTATACAGATAAATTAGCGACTATAATCAGCAATGCTGTTCAACGAGGGTCTTTGTATAAGGATGTACAAAAAGAAGTAAAAAATCTTTATAATATAACGGATAATCGTGCAAAGTTCATTGCTCGTAACGAAATTGGAAATTTGAATGCTGTTACGACAAAAAGAAGGCAAGAAGAAGCTGGGATTTATTGTTATGAATGGCGCACTTCAGAAGATGAACGTGTACGTGTATCTCATGCAGAACTTAATGGAGATCTTTTTTTTTGGCATGATAGTAAAGTTGGAGAAATCAATGGTAGAAAAATTTATCCGGCTCCAAAGCTACATCCAGGAATGGATTATAGATGTCGGTGTATTGCCATTCCAATTATTGATTTAAATAATTGGAATGCTGCTGTTGTAACACCGATAGGAGAAGTTAAAGCGAATAAACGTCTTGAATTAAGTCCTTATGAAGTTAAGGAATTTAGGTTCTTTAATAAATTTGATGATGTTCCTGAAATAGATCGAGTAAGAAAATCTATAATTGATTTAGATGCTGATACAGGTATAAAATTTATCGTGCCAACGGATTTAGATAAAAATCTGCAAAATTTAACTAAGGATGAGCTGTTGCCACAGATCGCAAACTTGCCTAAAAAATTGCGGGAGAGGATAAAGGAAGTTAGGATTTTGGATATATATTGCCCTGCAGATGAGAAATGGATTGAGGCATACCCAGGTTTTACCCATGCATATGCAACTGCGGAGGAATATATTATTACTTTCTGGCGCAACAATAGAGAAGCACTTCCCGAAGGACGGCTTCAAGAAATTTTGCTTCATGAGTGCGGTCATCTGTTGGATATTTTATATGGCGGCGTTTCTTCTAGATCAAAATGGTTAAAGGCTATTGAAGAAGATACCAAAATACATGGGCTACCAGTAAATGAATATGCTAAAAACTCTCCAGAAGAAGATTTTGCAGAAAGCATAATGATATATTATACTTATGGTAGCAAAGCACTTGCTAAATATTATCCTAATCGCCATAAGATTTTGAAGGAGCTGCTTAAAGATGATTGAGCCCAAGAAATTTCAAGAGAGAGTAATACATAAAACTCCGCATGGTGGTACGTATAGTATTGCTAGCTTTTATGACGGTAAGACTAATATGCCCTGTGAGAGGGAAGTGTCTAATGTATGGATTATCACAGAATACAATGACAAAGACGAGGTGATACATTCTAATAGAATGTATCGAGGTGATGGGATCAAATATAGCTCAATACCAGGCTTTTTGTTAAAGGGAAAATAAAAATTATAGTTAATCTAAGCACTTACAATTGTAGGTGCTTTTTTTATATCCATTTTTTATGAGAGGGGGTGATAAAATGCGGAAAGTGCAGCGATATGACAGTATGCAATTTGTTGCCGGTGCTGTAACGACACCTGAAGGGTTTTTACTTGATTCTCCGATTGTGGCCAGGACAGGTATTTATACTTATCTACAACCTGACGGTTCTGTAAGGCGCGAATATAGACCACCGGATGAGGTGTTTGCTGAAGATGCTCTCGTTAGCTTTAAAGGGAAACCTATTACAGTATTACATCCTAAAGGTGGGAGGGTAACAGCAGACACTGCACATAAAGTAACCATAGGAACTATAATGTCACCAGCATATAGGAAAAATGATACCGATGTAGCTTGTGACATAATAATCCACTCGCCACAGGAAACTAAAGGGTTCAGAGAGTTGTCTGTTGGATATAGCGTAGAGTTAGAAGAAACTCCTGGTTTGACGCCAGATGGTGAACCTTATGATGCAGTGCAACATCTGATAAGGTGTAATCATTTGGCTGTAGTACCAAGTGCAAGAGCTGGAAGAAAGGCCCGGCTAAATTTGGATGGGAACGAAGTATTAGACGGTTTTGAAAGTGAGGAAAATAAAAACATGGTAAAAATCAGAATTGATTCAAACGAATTTGAAGTTGAGCAGGCGGTGGCTAATCACATTACTGCATTGACAAATAAATGTGACGCTGCGAATGTAAAAGCAGATGCTGCTGAAACAAAATTTACTCAGGTTATGACTGAGTTGGAAAAGGTAAAGACAGATGCTGCAGATCAAAAAGTAAAACTTGATGCAGCAGAAGCTGAAAGGGATGCTCTGAAAGGCAAACTTGATGCGGCTGCAGCTGAAAAAGAAGCTGCTATCGAAAAAGCTGTTGGAAAAGCTAAGGCAGAAGTTAAGGAACGTGCGGAGCTGGATGCTTGCGCTAAAAAAGCGCAGGTAGAAAAAACTGATGGTCTTGATAATAAAGCTTTAAAAATTGCTATTGTTAAGGCTTTGCGTGGAGATAGCGTTGATTTTGAAGGTAAGACGGATGATTACATCAATGCCTATTATGACAGTATCAAAAATGATTTAAATGATACTGACGAAGCAGTACGGCAACAACTTAACAAGGCGCGTCAAAAATTAGACGGACAGGAATCTCAAACCCCTGCTGCAAAACATCGTCAAGATATGATTGATCGTATGACCAACAAAAAGGAGGAAAAATAATATGCAACTGAAATATGGTGAAATGGATGTAGCCCTTGTTGGGCAGATTGCTGATTTGAGTAATAAAACAATTGATAGCTTTGCTGCAGAAGAAGCTCTTGATCCAGGGGTGCCGGTAATTCGTGGTTCGAATCCAGAAAAGCAGATAAAAAAAGCAGGAACAGGTACTCTAAAAGATGTAATTGGTATTACTGTTCATCAACACAAAGAACCCGATGATCCATACTATCCTGTTGGTTATTCCGTAGGAGTAATGACTCGTGGTCGTATTTGGGTACCGGTTACTAAAGCAGTAACTGCAGGTAAGGTTGCCAATTATAAAATTGCAGATAATGGTTTTACTGATGAGGCTGTTGCAAGTGGAATTGAAGCTGTTGGCGTATCTTGCGTTTTTTTGACTAGCAGTGCTGCTGCTGGTATTGCTGAAATTGAAATTGGACATGCAAATGTTACTGTTACCGCTGGTGCGTAACGAATAAAGGAGGATATGTATATGAGTAATGAAATGAGATATGATGAACAAGATTTAATGGCTTGTAAAACTTCTGGGCTGTTTCGTGAAGATGCAGGAGAAAGTGTATTTTTTGCTCAGGAGCTTCAGAAAGTAAAAGCCAAAACATATGATGTAAAAACACCTGCGAATAATGCAATGAGCATTTTCCCGGTTACCAGTGAAGCAGATCCTGGCGCTGATACTGTTGCTTTTGATAGCTACGATTCTGTTGGCATGGCTAAGATTATTACAAACTATGCTGATGATCTGCCACGTGCAGATGTTAAAGCCCAGCGCACAATTGTCAAAGTGTTTGATATTGCTACTTCCTATGGTTATTCTATAAAAGATATTCGCCGGGCGAAGATGACTGGGAAACCGTTGACAACACGCAAAGCAGAATCTGCTCGCAGAGCTAATGATGCTTTGGTTAATAAAATTGCATTTCAGGGCGATGCAGAACATGGCATTCTTGGTATTTTTAAACATCCAAATATTACAAAGTATGTTTTGCCTGCAGATGGTGAAGGTTCTGCTACTACTTGGGATAAGAAAACACCAGTACAGATCCTTCGTGATATGAATAATGCGGTTTCTATGATTGTTGATATAACTAAAGGCGTTGAAATTCCGGATACTATTTTGTTGCCGATTGATAAATATAACATCATTGCAACTACGCTTTTGCCGGATTCTGGCGGGCAGACTATTTTGAGTTTCTTCCAGGAGAAAAATCCTTATATTCAAACAATCAAGTCTATCCATGAAGCATCTGGTGCTGGAACTGGTGGTAAAGATATTATGTTCATCTACAGAAATGATGAAAACGCACTTTCCTTGGAAATTCCTCTGCCTTTTGAGCAGCTTGCCCCTCAAAGGAAAAATTTGGAAATGGTGATCCCTTGTGATTCTTCCACTGCCGGGGTTATGGTATATTATCCTTTGTCTATCTGCATGGCAGAAGGCATCTAAATTAAATAGCTCCCCAATTTTAAGGGGAGCTATTTTTATATCTGAAAGGAGTGTAAAAATATGTTGTTAAAAAATATTTCTAAACGTTTAATTGTTGTTGAGGATAAAAAAATTATTCCAGGATACTTTGCTGAGGTAAGTGATACTTATGCTGCTCATCCGGTTGTAATTGATATGATTGCTAATAAAGAATTAGAAAAAGTGGAAAATTGCAAAGATGCTGCGACTATTAGTGAAGAAACTGGTAATGGCCAAGGCTCAGAAGAAGTTGATTTTAAAGATATGAAGGTATCTGAATTAGAGACTTATGCTTCTGAACATGGTATTGACTTAACTGGCGCAAAGACCAAAGAAGAAAAAATAGCGTTGATTAAAGCAAATGAAAGTAACTAATCATGAATGCAGAAGAACACAAATTTGTTGAATTATTTCGCTTGTTAGCACCTGATTTAGCAGATGCTAAAGAAGATATGATTATAGCAATGCGTAACCTCTGTGAACCGATGTTGAATAAAGAAAGGTTTGGTGATCTATATGATCAGGCTTTAGCATATTTTGTTGCTCATCGGTTAGCGTACATCAATGTTATCGCAGAGAATGGGGCAGGATCTTCGGCTGCTACTGCAGGTAGTTTGGTTTCTGAAAAAGAGGGAGATTTGGCACGTTCTTATAGTTCTTCAGGAGTTGGCACTGGTTCATATATTGACAATTTAGATAAAACTGCCTATGGCATGGAATTTAAACGTATAAGAGATATGTGTATAGTTTCAATTGTTACGAGGTTTGGTTAATATGAGCGGCGTGTTGGATATTGACCTCGGATGGAAGGATCTACTCAAAGAATTGAGAGGATTGTCTAAAAAGGAGATTAAGGCTGGCATTCAGGGGGGTAAAACGAAAGATGGAACTGCAGATCTTGTTACTGTTGCTGCAGTTCAAGAATTCGGCGCAATGATATTTCAACATCCAGGAGAGGTTACCGTTTACCGAAAGGTAAAAAAAGATGGTAGTTTTGCAAATAATGGAAGATTTGCAAAAAAATCGAAAGCGAATTTTAGTAGTACTCATAGAAGTATGGGGCGGTTAATTATTATTCCAGAACGTAGTTTTATAAGGGCAACTTTTGACGAGAAATCTGATGAAATTGGTGAACGTGCTGAGTCAGCTGTTACGGCTATCATTAATGGCGCTGACGTTAGTAAGGCGCTTGCACGAACCGGACAATATATTGAAGGGGAGATTAAGCGCAAAATTGGTAGCGGACCGTTTACACCAAATAGCCCAGCAACTATTAGGAAAAAGAAAAGTAGCAAACCTCTTATTGATACTGGTCACATGAGACAGTCGGTTCGTTATGAGATTGGAGATAGATCAGATGAGTAGCTTTAGAAAGCCGTTAACGATTTATCGTTATGAAGGAAAACCGGTTTTACAGGGTAACGGTAAATTTATTCTTCCTGCTCAGGAGAGTTTTGTTATAAAGGCATCTGTGCAACCGTTAAAGGCTACGGAAATGGATGCGTTACCAGAAGGTAGGCGTGGGAGTCATGCTGTAAAAGTTTATTCTGATACGGAATTATATATGGCCGACCAGGGGACTGGCATACAGGCTGATCAATTCGAGTGGCTCGGACGGAAGTATGAAATTGTTGCTGCAGATGCATACCAGTGTGGTGTTATAAGTCATTGGAGAATGTATGCAGTGGAGGTGAGATCTCATTAGTGAAGTTAATGTCAGAGAAAGAGTCATAGATTTTTTTGCATATTGCTTACGTGATCTATATAAGGGATTACCGGTTATACAATCGAAGCAAGACATTGCAATTGAATACGAACGATACCTTCTTATTGATTTAATGGCCGAGAAGAATATCGGCAATAGTGAAAAATGGGTACCTGAAAAAGAAGAGGTACATATTTTGGGATTAGTAGAAACAACTTTAAACATAAGAGCCTTTGGCACTGGTAGTGTCGAGGTTCTTTCGCTTTTAAATGGGTACTTAACATTACCAACTATAGTCGATAAATTCCAAGAAGCTAACATTGCTGTAAATAGTATTGGTAGTGTCATGGATCTTACTGATTTAATTGATGGTAGTCGTTACGTTGAAGAAGCTGCAATTGATTTAACTGTTTCTTACGATCGAGATGCGATTTGTAATCCTGGCTGGTTTGAAACGGTGTTTATTGAGGGGCGGTTGACTGAAAAGGGAACCAATCATGTGATTGCTTCAGGGATTCATTTTGAAGCAAATATAAATATTGAAAAGGAGAATGAATAATATGGCTAATCTTGATAGAATCATCAATGCCCAAATATCTTTAAATACAACAGGCATTAGTAGTGCTGGATTCAGCACCTTGATGATTGTTGGTCCACATGCAAACAGTTTGAGCCGTGTGTTGACTATTACTGATGTAGATGAGTTGATGGATATGGGATTTACATCAACAGATGCTATTTATCAGGCGGCGAGTGATGCATTTGCGCAGACCCCTCGTCCAAGTGTAGTTAAAATAGGACGGTTCCAATGTGATACAGTGAAGGTAAAAATGCCGATGGCTGTTGTGGAAGGAGCAGAATATGGTGTTTCGGTACAACGTTTAGATGGCAATGGCAATTTGATTGAAATCAAAGCAATTTACATAGCTCAATCGTCTGATACTGTAGACAAGGTAATGACGGAATTATCTAATAAGATTGATGAATTGGATACTGCTCCTAAATTTTATGCGGTATCTGTAATGGAGGATGAACTTGTTGTTAAATCCACCGATCCCAAAACAAGCTTTGTAGTTGTTCCAAATGGAAAACTGGAAGTGAGTAGCCAGGAACCCGCTACAAATATTGATGTGAGCAGTAATATGGCAATGATTTGTGATGCTGATAATGACTTCTACGGTATTTGTTATGTGGATCGTACTGAAGATGCTGTTTTAGCTATGGCAGAATGGACAGAAGCTCATATTAAATTATATGGTGTTACGGTTACTGCTCCTGGAGCGAAAAATGCGGAAATAACCAATGATATTGGATCTAAATTACAGGCAGCTAATTATTATAGAACTCATTGGTGGTATCATGAAAAAGATAATGAGTATCCTGAAGCTGGAATTGCTGCACGTTGTTTTGCAATCGATCCTGGTGGCGAAACTTGGGCCAATAAAAAATTATCAAGTATTACTGTAGATAATTTGAATGAAACTGAATACAATGCCATCAAAGCTAAAAATGGCAATACATTTGAGAAATTCCGCAATGTTACAATCACTCAAAATGGCAAAGTTGCTGCAGGAGAGTGGATTGACGTTATTCGGTTTCGTGACTGGCTAGTAGAGACGATTCAGACGGAAGAATTTAGTATGTTGATCAACAGAGACAAGTTGCCGTTTTTAGACTCCGGCATTGGCCTTGTTGAAAGTACACTTAATGCGGTATTAGTTCTTGGGCAAAAACGTGGTGGTATTGCCGAAAACGAATTAGACGATGATAATAATGTTATTCTTGGCTTTAAGATATCTGTGCCTAAAGCGGCAAATATTTCTGCCAATGTAAAAGCTCAACGTGTGTTGCGTGATGTGCAGTTCACCGCTCGTTTGGCTGGTGCAATTCATGCGATGGAGATCAAAGGTTCTTTAACGTATGAAAATATTAAGAGTGCATAACGGAGGTGTAAGATATGCCGAATGTAAAAACATATGATCCCAAGAAGGTAATGGTAATTTTTGGGCCGGTTGTGTTGACTGGTTTTGCTGAAGATACGTTTATTAATATTGAAACAGATGGCGATGGCACAACGGCTGTTGTTGGATGTGATCAGGAAATCGTTAGAAGTATTGATCCTGGCAGCATCATCAAAAAGGTTACACTTTCTTTGTTGCAATCAAGTGATAGCAATGATGAATTAAGTGCTATCCATGACGTTGATAACCAAGCAGGTGCAGGCTTGATGCCTTTGGCAATCAAAGATCTGTCTGGAAGATTGTTGATGATGAGTGATCAAGCTTGGATTACGAAAAAGCCAAATGTCAATCGTGGCAAAAGTGCTAGTGAAGGGAAATGCCAATGGGTACTATTAGCGGCTGTACCTGATTCTGCTTTCCTTGTAGGAGGTCATAGTTAATGGAATTAGCAAATGTCGAAATAAAAGAAAAAGAGATTGGTGAAAATGTGTATTTTGTACGACCGTTTCCGCCGCAGAAATCTTTGGAACTTCTTGGCGATTTACAAGCTGTTGTGACATCTTCACTTGATACAGCAGTGGATAAGAAAGATGATATTGAGTCTAACACTGAAGAAGAATCTGTGTTAGATAGAAATATCAACATTGGTGCAATTATTTCTGGTGTTGGTAAAAATTTAAAGGGACCAGTCCTGGTAAACTTTGCCAATAGGATAATTAACAAAGACTTTATTTCTATCAAAAGGCCGTCAGATGAAACTCCTGTAAAATTAGAAAAAAATATTTCGGATAATATTTTTGCAGGACGATTAAAAGAAATGATTCAGTTGATGTACTTCGTCTTGGAGGTAAATTATGCTGATTTTTTCGAGAATCTTCCCGACCTTTCTGGAATCCTTCAGGAGCTTGGGATAAAGAAGAAATAACAATACCAGGTAAATTAAGACCTGATTTAAGTAGAGAGTCATTGATATGGCGTCCGGTATTAGCTGGGAAAGTAACAATGACGGAACTTAAATTAGGTCTTGTTAATTTGGTTGATTTATTGAAAATCAATGCGTTGCTCGACATGGAGGCTGATATACAACGTTATGCAGCAGAGCATCCCAAAAAGGATGGTGATGAACATTGAAGCTAAGAGAATTGTTAATAGGTATTGGTTTTAAAGTTAATGAACAAAATATAAATGCAGTTGAAAGTAAAATAGGAAAAATCAAAAAAAATCTTAGTGAAGTTGGGACAGCATCTACTAGAGCTGCTGACATGACTAGTAAAGGCATGGCCACAGTTGGTAATGCATCTGAGCGTACGAAACAAAAAACAGAAAGCGCGTTTTCTAGTATCGAATCTAAAGCTCGTGGTGCCAATGAAGAACTGCACAAGATGGATAGTACTTTAACCGGCTTAAAGAATAAGTTTGTTGGTGCATTAGCTTTTTTGGGAGTTACTCTTTCTTTAGGGAACATTATCAGGATGGTTGATGAATGGAAAGTTGTTAATGGACAGGTTGCATTGACTACTAAAAATCAGCAAGAATCTTTGATGGTACAAAAAGAACTTTACCGCATGGCTATTGATACCAGACAGGCATATGCATCTACTGCTACATTATATGCATCAGTAGCGAGGAATTCTTCTGAGTTAGGGAAAAGTGCCGAAGATGTTTTAGGTTTTACTGAAGATGTATCCAGAGCAATGATGATTGGTGGTGGCAGTGCTGCATCTCAACAGGCCGCACTTATACAGTTGGGGCAAGCTTTAGGTTCTGGCGTACTCCGTGGTGATGAGTTGAATTCTATTATGGAGCAAGCGCCACGTTTAGCTAAAGCTATTGCTGAAGGTATGGGAACAACGATTGGCCAGCTTAGGGTACTTGGTAAAGAAGGTAAACTAACGGCTATAGATGTTTTCGATGCAATTAGGAAGAGTTCTGAAAAGTTGAAACGTGAAATGGGAAAAATCCCTTGGACGGTTAATCAGGCAGGGGTAAGGGTATCAAATGCTCTTGGTAACTTATTCTCGAAGCTAGAAAAAAAGACCGGTGTTGTTAGTTCTATAGCGAAAGGGTTCGCAAGCATTGGTGATTATATTGATAATATCGATATAGATAATTTTGTAGCTGGATTTCAATTATTAGTTATTTATGCATCTGCATTTTTTGTTGTTTCTAAATGGAATAGTTTACTGACTGGAATGAAATTGTTAAAAGATGTTATTTTAGGGATAAAGGATGCCTACCTTTTAGCAACAGGGGCACAAGTTGTTTTTAGATCAGGAAGTGCAAGAAGTATAGCTATGGCAATACTTCCTTTTGCAAAAATTGCGTTGATTGCTGCTGCTATCGCTATTGTAATTTTGGCCATTCAAGACCTTTATGTGTGGATTCAAGGCGGTGACAGCATTATCGGGCGGCATGTTGGATCGTGGAAAGATTTTATAAAAGAATTAAGTCGCCGCTGGGAACAATTGAAAGACGAATTTTCTAAATCGATTGCTCCATTGGTAAGTGCAATTCAACCTTTCATTAATACCTTCAAAGATATTGTAAATTGGATAGATAGCTGCATTAGTAAATTTGAAAGTTTTCAAGCGAAAATAGCGGCATGGAATCCTCGTAAAAAGCTTTCTGAATTTGGAGATTGGGTTGGTAATATTTATCTTGGTGGAGCGAATAAAAACACTGGTAATGATTATATTGCTAAAAGTGTAGCCCGATCAAACACGAGAAATTATTCTGATCAAAGTACACATACTAATAATATAAATATATTTGCGAAAACAAATGCAACACCTGCTGAAATTGGAGTTGGTGTTGCTAATGCGATTGAGCCTGCTAATGGTTATGAATTCGATCTTTCTTCCGGGTTTGATTATGATTTCCCAATATTGGAGGATAACTAAATGTTAGCTGATATTTTAGGGATAAACCCCAAGAATCCAACTGAAATAGGGACTTTGAAGGTTGATATTGTAAGATCTTTTGAATATCAGATGGATCAAGAGGTAACTGAGCATCCGGTTGAAACTGGGTTTGAAATACATGACTCAATTATAAATAAAGCAATCAAGGTGGATATGACGATAGGAATTTCGTCACATCCAGTAACATGGTTTTATAAAAATAGCCATGGTCAACATAAGTTTGCTAGTGGGTTATCGGCGCTTGAGCAAATCCGCGATAATAAAGAGCCAGTTACCATAGTGAGGCCTGATAAAATTTGGTCAGATATGGTTTTAACAAGCGCAAGGCCAGTTCGCAATGATGAAAGTAAATCAATCATATGGGTAAATTGTTCGTTTGTTCATATAACGAAAGTTGCTACACAAACCACTGAGGTACCGGAAGATATTGTTGATGAGTCTGCAAGAGATAGTGCAGGAGAAACTGCAGCTGATGGTGGTACTGCAACGCAAACAGATATTGGGAGTATTAGCAGTGATTCTGAAGAAATTGAAGATACTGGAGAAGAAAAGCCGTTGAATAAATCTATAGCTGCTCAAGGAGTTGACTGGGGCGTAAAGAAAATACAGGACATAATGAACAGCATTGGGTTAGGATGGTGAACGTATGGAAGCAATAAAATTCAATGACGCCAATGATATTGTTACTAAAGTTGTCTTAGATAATGTCCAGTATAGGATTCGGTTAACTTGGAATGCAGTCGGTGAATTTTGGACGCTACATTTATGGGATAACGATAAAAAACCGTTATGCTGTAATCTTAAGATAGTGCCAAACTTTCCGCTTTTGATGAATCATCACAGGCCAGGTATTCCTTCAGGGGAATTAATTGTTCTAACAGACCTTGAAAAGATAACTCGTAGCAGTTTTACGAACGGCGCTGCCAGTTTGATTTATGTGACGGAGGCAGAGTTTTATGGGAAAACAGTTTGACCGTGTTTATCGTTTACTGGTTGGGGTAGAGGGCAGTGATGGTATTGTTATTGAAGGTAAGCCTAAAGAGAATGCGTTAAATATAACATTTGATATTGACAAAGACCTGACAAAGCAGACTAACAAATGTCGCTTGCAGGTCTTTAATTTATCTGATAAAACAGCAAAGATATTTGAACGAGATGATAGCATTTGTATTCTTGAAGCTGGATATAGTGAAGATATCGGTCTTAGACGTATTTTTGTTGGCGCAGTTTTAAAAGCATGGACATCCCTTAAAGGAGCAAATATGGTTACTGAATTGGAGCTATCTGATGGGCAAATTGCAATCCGTGATTGTGTTGTGTCTTTATCATATGCTGCAAGTGTTTCTGGGCGAAAAGTTATTGAGGATGTTGCTGCTGCAATGGGATTAGTTGTTCAGTTCGCTGAGGATTTGAGCTACTGCAGCTATGCTAATGGCTTTAGTTATATAGGTCCTGGGAGAACTTGCCTTGAAAAAGTATGTGCTGCATCGGGGCTGTCTTGGTCTATACAAAACAATGTGTTGCAAATCATAGAAGATGGCGGTAGTACTAAAGTTATAGCGATAAAGTTAAATGCAGATAGTGGACTTATTGGATCTCCAGAAAGGATCATTAAAGCTGCTAAAAAAATAAAAAGAACATCAAGTAAAAAGTCGAAAAAAAATAAAGGAAAAGAGAAAAAGGCCGGCTGGAGAGTTTGTTCTTTGCTACAGCCGACACTGAATCCTGGAGATTTGATTTATCTTGAAAGCAAGCCAGTAACAGGTTGGTTTAAAATTGAATCTTTAAAACATACTGGAGAATACAGAGGGAAAAAATGGCACACTAATATGGAAGTATATGAGATTGGAGGTGAGGATAAAAAATGAATTCAATTTCAAGTGCTGGAAAAGCGAGTCCAAATCCTAGCGTTGAAGCCATTGATAAAGCTATGAAACAGCGTATTGGTGAAATCAGGACGGGAATGCCTGGGGAAATAATTTCGTTTGATGCTGGTACTTGTATGGCTACAGTAAAACCATCTTTGCAATATCATACTGCAGATGGAGATATTTTAGATTATCCTTTGATAATAGGCGTACCAGTTTTTATGCCACATGCAGGAAATGCTCAGATAACTTATCCTGTAAAAGTTGGAGATAGTTGCTGGATTGCATTTGCTGAACGCAGCTTGGATGAATGGCTTGGTAAAAGTGATAGCGATAATCATGATCCGAGGCAATATGATTTAACTGATGCAGTATGTTTTGTCGGAATGAGAAAAGTACAATCAATATCTGCAGATAACGTTGAAATCATTAATGGTCCGACTTCGATTAGCTTAACGCCTGATCAAAAAATTAATATTGTTGGTGATGTAAATATAAAAGGAAATATCACTTGCTCCGGAACATCGAAAATGTCAGGGAATATTACTTGTGATGGTGATGTTATAGCGAGTGGTATATCGTTAACGGATCATACTCATGGCGGTGTTGAAACAGGCGGTGGAAATACATCTGGACCGCAGTAAGGAGGCCGAGCTATGGTTGATATTGCATTACATGCAAATGATCATGATATCTTGATTAAAGATGGAGATTTTTTGCTGATTGATAACGCCGAACGAGTTGCTCAACAAATAAAAGTTAAGCTACTGACTTTTCTCGGAGAATGGTTTTTGGACACTACTTGGGGCGTGCCTTACCTCGAATATATTCTTGTTAAGCAACCTAATCAAGAGTTGATCAAACAAATTCTGAGTGAACAAATATCGTCGGTTGATGATGTGAAAAGTTTAAATGCGTTGGAACTGGATTATCAGGTCAAAATCCGGACATTGATTGTAAATTATGAAGTGTCAACAGAATACGGTTTGATTACCAGGAAGGAGGTGCTGGGGTATGGCGATAAATAGTAATACTAAGTATGGTGTTACACCACAAGGTTTTGTCAGAATGAGACTGCCTGAAATACAAAGTAATCTTTTTGATAGATTTGAGAGTAAAGTTGGTCAGGCAGTAAGCCGAAAGCCTAATAGTGTAATTGCTATTATATTGAGTCTAGTTGCAGAGGAGTCTGACCAGCAGTGGCAACTTGCTGAATATGATTATTATGCACGTTCACCGATGACTGCTGATGATGGAAGTATTGATAATACTGTTATGTATAGTAATGTTCTGCGGCGTGGAGAAGAATATACATATTTTTATGAAGTTTGTTATGGTCGCAATGGTTTTGTTTTACCTGCAAATTGCCAGGTAAAAGGTAGTGATGGAGAAAAGTATAATATTGCTGCTCCTGATATTATCACTCTTGACAATTGCGTAAGCGTTACTTTATTTATCCCGAACGTTACTGAAGGTGATTCGTTCGGATTTATATTAAATAAATCAGTGCGTGTTAGTTATACTGCAGTGACAGGAGATAATGTTGAGGCTGTTTATTCAAAACTTTTACAGCAAATATCTGGAGATGAGTGGTCTGGCAGCATTTTGGATGGAAACTTAGTGCTTAATCAGACTGATCGCAGATATGGTGGTACAGTAGTTCCTACGGAAACTTTTACTGTTATCGAAGTTGGGACACCAATCAAATTTGTGGCCGAGAATTATGGGCCGTTAGATCCATTATTAAAAACAGTAACGTCTATTAATACCAACTACGATGGGTGGACTGCTGCTAGTAATGAATCAGCGGCTTATGTTGGTAGAAATCTTGAAACTACAACAGAATTACGTCAACGATATGCTGCAGCAGTATTCCGAACGAGTCGTGCTATGAAAGAAAGTATAAAGGCCGCATTGTTAGATCTTCCGGACGTAGATAGTGTAACTGTGTATGAAAATCGATCTGACGAAATTGTTGATGGAATGAAGCCGCATAGTTTTGAGGTTATTATTCATGGCGGTGATGATATTCAAATTGCACAGACTATTTTAGAAAAGGGACCTATTGGTATTGATAGCAATGGGTCCATAGAAATGACTGTAATTGATAGTGAAGGGACTCCAGAAAAAGTTTATTTTAATCGTCCTAAAGAAATTCCGATTTATATCAAAGTTACAGTTTGGGAATATAAGGAGGAAAATTTACCAGGAGATTTAGTTAATACAATAAAAGATATCATCATTGAGAGCGGTAGCAACCTTGGAATGGGCAAGGATGTTATCGCTCAACGTTTTTTAGGACCTATTTATTCTAAAGTTAATGGCATCGGTTATATGGAGATAGTTGTATCCGAAGATGATCAGGTTTATACAGAGAAAAGTATTCCTATAGATCGTGGGGAGATTGCTGTATTTGATGCCGAACATATCACTGTTGCAATGGAGATTAAATCATGCTGACATCAAAAGAAAGGATGCTTAATTTACTTTTATCTCAATTCTCTGACAGAAAAATTATTAAAGCATTGCTTGAAACAATTGGAGAAGAATTTGATTTTCATAACACACTGAAAAAACAAATCAGGACAGAGATATGGCCAGATGTTGCCGTTGGTAAACAACTTGATATGTGTGGAGAGGTTGCCGATATTAGCAGAAAAGTTGATGCATCAATGTCTGTGGACTTTTTCGGATTTCCTGACCATGGTAATAATAGCTTTGGTAAAGCCAGATTTAGAAGATACGGAGAACCTTATTTGAGCTCGTCTGAACTTCGAGATAACGAATATCGTTTGGCTATTTTTTCAAAAATTGCTAAAAATACCACAGATGGAAGTAGGCAAAGTACTATTGACAGTATTAAGCGAATGTTTGGTGTGAGTCGAGTAATTGCTATCAATGCTGGTAACGCAAAAATGAGAATTGGTATAGGTAGGGTCGTTACACCTAATGAACTTAAGCTGATAAACGCTTTGGATTTAATAATAAGAGGCGCCGGAATTGGGGTTATATACATTTATTGGTTTAATGGCGGAGATACTTTCGGATTTAGTAGGAATGGCAAAAATATTGGTAATTATGTTGGATTTGGAAAAGGTACGTTTGCGAGAATATTACAAATAGAAGGGAGTTTGATATAAATGTCTATTGTTCAACCAGATTTTTCAAAAATATTTGCATCTGGCGCTGCTATTGGAGAGTTACTAAATTGGCCAGATGAAAACTATTTAAGAGGGTGGGGGTATTTGAAGGAGTCAGAACCACCGCCGATGGAATTTTTCAATGCTTTGGCCAATTTATCTGATACTAAAGATAATTATTTATTTCAAGCAATAAATATACGTAAGAATAAAACACAGTATCATATAGATGACATTGCAACAACACCTAATTTGACATCTAAATATCAACTTATTTGTATTCAGGAAGGTGTTACTGCGGAAGCAGAACCTACTTGGCCTGATACTGATGGAGAAGAGGTTTTGGACGGCGCTTGCAAATGGCGTGTTACATCTAAAGTTGCTAATGGGATTACTATAGCAGAAGATGAACCAATAAATGCACGTGACTATTCTGTATGGCTTGCATTAAATGCAAATAATGATATAGCTAAATTAAAATATAAAACAGCACAGAAAACGTGGAAACAGTTGCTCATAGAAAGCAAATTGTCGGCTATATTGGATAGCCCTGTTAGAAGTTTAGAAAGAAATACAATATATAAAAAGAATGATATTTTATCCGATGCCACCTTACCAGGTGGTTTTTTAGTTTGTGAAACTGCGGGTACCTCTGGTGCATCTATTCCAAGCGCTATTACTAATGCTGTTGAAGGTGAAAATATAACTGATGGTACAGCGATTTTTTCGGTACATTATTTCTATAATTTGGCATCGCTTATTAGCCCGGCTTTTTCGGGAACTCCTACAGCACCAACAGCTACTAAAGGGACTAATACTAAACAGATTGCTACAATGGCAGCAATTATTAATGCATTAGCAGATTATGCAAAAAAAGAAAGTCCTGTTTTAACCGGGGAGCCTAAAGCCCCTACAGCGGAAAAAGGAACAGGTGGAGATATAATTGCAACATGTGCATATGTTTTGGCAGCGTTAGAAGGAATTGATCTAAGTGATTATGCAAAAACGACAGATTTGGACGAATATGCAAAGAAAGTTAGCCCAGCTTTATCAGGAACTCCTACAGCACCAACAGCAGCCAAGACAGTAAATAATACTCAAATTGCTACAACTGCTTTTGTTCATTTGCTTGCTGGAGCCGCTAATAATGGTGGTATAGTCGATTCGTTGTTGGCTCAAAATGGCTATGTAAAATTCGCAAATGGTTTAATTCTACAGTGGGGAATAAATACTGGCGGGGCAGTGCGAACTTCTACATTACCAATACCA